AATACACCATTAGAAGCAATTATTATAGCATTTTCTTCAGATTCTACTATTGATCTTATAGATTCTCTATCTTCTATTTCTGTTTTTCCATGAATGAAGAATACTTTTCTATTTCCAATTAACTTACTATCCTTAATAAGATCATATAATATTTTACCATGAGACTCTACTAATTGAAACAATAGAAGAGTATTTTTATTCATACTTATAGCTAAGTTTTTAATAAAAATATTTCTATGTTTATTTGATATTATATATTTTATTTCCTCTTGATATTTAAGTTTTTGTTTTCTGAATTTATTACAAATATCTTCATCATATTTTAATAATAAACATTTTATCTTTAAATCAGTTGCTTGTTTCTTATCAATAAGTTCTTTTGTAGAAGATATTCTTATAGGTTCTCCAAATAATCCAGTAAGAACATTTTCATGCGTTTTACTACCTGATAAAGTTCCTGTCATTCCTATTTTATATATAGAATTTGTACAATTGTTTATTATGTCTGATATACTAGATGCTTGTGCAAGATGAACCTCATCATTAATAACAAAATCAAATTCTTCAAAAAAAGATTTATTTTCTATGTTATGAAGACTTTGCCAAGTAGATATTATAATAGGTTTATTTGAACTTTTTTCTTGCCCAGAAAATATAGTATGTACATTATCATAAACATCCCAATCTGTATTAGAAGAATAATCTTGGAAATCTGATTCCAATTGACTACATAAAGATACAGTTGGAACTATTATTAATCCTTTTTTACATCCATGTTCTATTAAATATCTAGATATTAGGTATGCTATTAAACTTTTTCCACTAGAAGTAGCACTCAATAAAATATTTCTTTTTTGTTTTAATGCTAAAAATAATCCTAATACTTGATAATCTCTAGCTGTTATCTTTTCTCCTTTAGAATGAATATTAAGATCTTTTATATACTGTTTAATACTATCAGTATCTAATTCTTCTGAGGAATTATCATAACAAATTTTATATGAATACTCTCTTTCTTTGCAGAATTTTATTAAACGATTAATTAATCCACAAGGAAGTTCCTGAGTATATGCAGAGAATACTCTTATAATACCATCCCAAACTTTGGCTTTATATTTAGGATTAAATTTATAACCAGGAACATAAAAAGAAAAGTAATCTGAAAGTTCTTGAGCAACTCCACGAGAACATCTTATTTTTAAAAAACTTTCATTTTTTTTATGTATTTCTATATCAAAGTTCATTAAGCACCAGCTAAGAATTTTTCCCACTCGATATAACTTCTCAATTCCCAATTTCTATTCTTTATTTCATTTAATATAGATTCAATAGAATATGATACTTGATCGTGATAAGCTTTTTTCTGTAAGATTTTATTTAAATCATCGTCTGCGGATATATATCTATCTATATTTCCCTTAGATCCTAGTTTAAGATCAAATTGTTCCCATCCATAAGTATTTAAAGTTTCTTCATCAAGATGTCCAAGATAATATTCAGTTTTAATATTTTTCATTTTATCATAATTACTTTTGGTTTTTATAGAAGCTAATTTATGTTCGTTTAATATTTTCAAATATTTACAATGTAATAATGGAATATTTAACAATTCGCTGCTTATGTTTGTTCTATCTATAATACAATCTACTTCCCACATTTCATTAACTTCTTCAATTGTTTTCATATTATAATCACCTCAAAAATATTTATCACCTATTTATATGGAATAAGTGATAGTTAAATGTTGCTGTTGCTGTAACAACTGTTTCAGAACTTTCTTTTGTGCTAAATTGTATTTCAGATAAAGATACTGGAAATAAATTAGCAAAATGTATAGAGAGTTTAGGATTATTTAGACCAGATAAAATAGTAATAATTGCATCACAATATTGAGGAGTATCTAAATTTAAAGAAGATATTTGTCTATTCATTAATTTATATTCTTCAAAAGAACAAGGAAATCCTATTCCCTTCATCCATTCATATATAACTTGATATGACCACATTTCTTCATCTATTATAAACTCTACACGCAATTCTCCAAATTTTATTTTATCTCCTGGTCTAGGAATGTCAACAAAAGGAGATGTTTGTATAACAGGCTCAACTAATAAACTTGGTAAAGAAAATGATTGCAAAAAATAAGTCATTGTGGTAATCTTAGGGAATACCATTTGAAATTTAGTGGGTTGTAAATAGTTTGTATTTTGTGGGTTTCTGTTTAAAGCACTCATATTTTTTCCAAAAGTTGTTTTTACTATTTATGTATGCTTTTATATTAAAAAATAATAAATACATAATAAAACACATTTAAGAGGAGTTTCATGAAAAGTTTTAAAAATTTCATTAAAGAAAGTGAAAAAAATGAATCATTTAAACAAGATGATAAAGGAAGATGGGTTATTGCACCTAATCTTAATTATGGTAACAAAAAAAGACCATTTAAACAAGATGATAAAGGAAGATGGGTTATTCCACCTAATCTTAATTATGGTAACAAAAGAGATAAACTAAAAGAATCAATTTTATTTGAAATTTACCATACACCAACAGAAGAAAATGAGTTACATTACTCAAACTCAGATAATTATACTCCAATGAATGATGCATTAAATAATTATCACAATGATGCTAGTAGTAATTGGAATAGTGATGATTATTCTAATATTAGAAAATATACTGAAGGAAGTTCATCTATAGCTGATATTTTGCATCAGTTCCACAATGGAGAAGCTTCTAAATCTGATATAGATTATAAGAGAGATCATATAAATGGGCTTGATAGTGCTCTTAATCGTGCTAAACCAGCACCATTTGACTATCATGTATATCATGGTATTAAATTTAATCCACAAGATTTATTTGATAAACAAGATGAAAGTCAAAGATCTTCTTCTGGTAAAATTAGTGCTAGATTACAAGGATCTTCTGATGATAGTGCAGTAATGCATCTTCCTGCATATACTTCAACATCATTGAATGCTAAAGTAGCAAAAAACTTTTCTGAGCCAGATAGAAATAATGTAAATCATATTTTAAAATTTCGTATTCCAATGGGATCTACTCATGGTGCTCATATTGATGAACATTCTGAATATGGAATACACTCCTATACTGATTCTGAATATGAAACATTATTAAAACGTGGAACTAATTTTAAGATGAGTAAAACTCCAGAAATAATAGGAAATACTCATATTTGGCATTGTGAAATTTTAGGACAAGATCCTAAAGATGTTAATCCTAAAATTTCTAGATATGCTTCTGAGGAAGAATTACATAATTTAAGTAAATCGGAAGATCCTGAAATTCGTTCTGAAGTAGCCGCACATACAAATACTTCAGGAGATACATTACATAGAATGGCTATGGATAAAAGTAACAATAAACCTACATTACAAAATATAGCATTAAATTTAAATACAAAAACTCATACATTAAATCATTTATCCGATATTGGTGATGATGATATTAACAAAAATATTGTACATCATCCTAATATTGATTCTCATACTTTGAATAAATTAGCTACTCCAAGTTCATCAGCACCACTATTACAAAGAATATCTGAACATCCAAAAACAAATTTATCAACATTGAATGATATTTATAATCATTCTTTACATAGATTGGGAGTGGCTTCTTCTTTGGCTACAAATAAAAATTCTGATGATGAATTGTTACATAAAATAGCTTTAAATACAGGAAAAGCAACTCATGATGCGTTAATTGGTAATAAAAACACCTCTAATAAAACTTTACATCATATATTAGATAATTCAGAAGATTATCCTAGAGATAATTATGATGGTTATAATCATGGTCTAATAAACCATCAAAATGCAGATTCTTCTTTAGTTCATAAATTAGTTGATAAAAATAAAAATAGTTCAGATTATACTTACCATGATCATGTCTTGCCTTACTTAGTATCTAGTAAACATGCTGATAATTCTTTATTACATAAAGTTGCTTCTTTCAAAGATTTACGTCCTTCTACTATGAATAACATAGCTATTCATAACAAGGCAGATGATAATTTAAGAGAAAAAATGTACGAACGCTCTAAACATTCACCAATGGCGTCTTTTATTCGCGATAATTTTAGATCAAAATTATTATTATCAGATAACACTCATACAAATTTACTTCATAAAATGGTAACTGATGATCCTAATCACGCAAAAGAATATTCTTCTTTATTTTTAAAACATAAAAATGCTGATGATGAATTAAAAAATCGTATAAAAGAATTAAATAAACCTAT